ACTCCAGCCAAGGTAGCGCCCGTCAAGCGGCGTACACCCAAGCCAAAGTCCGAACAGACAATCAATGTGTCTGTTGCCGCACCAGCCCCCGTCAAAGCTGAAGCCAAAAAAGACGATAGCGCCCTTGGCAAAGTCATTGGTTTGATTGAGTGGGTGGACAACCCGTTCAAGCTGTTCACAGTTATCTTGTTGTCATTCCTGTTCTTTGCAGGGTATTTTGCTTGGGACTCCCGTCAGGTCATCCTTCACGCAATCACGACTCAGGACAAGATGCCTCAATTGGCAAAACAAGAGAATCTGATTGCTCCTGCTCGTAGCTTGATGAAAGATGTAGATGGTTTGGTTGTGCTGGTTCACAAAGCCAATTTAACAATCAACAGCCGCACCACCGTGTTGGCTTTGAACGCCGATGGCTCACGAGAGAAGGCTATTGAAGGCTCTGTTACATCATTGTTCAACGCCAGCGCAGACCGTAATGGCGCAATGATTGCTATGCTCAATGGCGAAGTCATTTGCGAAGAATTTAACCCGTCCTCTAAAGTGGGTGAGTGGGGCGCAAAGCAAGGCGTTAAGTTTATGTGTAGAGGCTCTATTCCCCCTGAAATGGGTAAGTTTGCGGGGTATGTAGCCATCGGATTTAAAACTAAGCCCGAGGATATTGCGGCGTTAAAGACCCGTATAAACTTGGCTGCAACTGATATGTCGGAGGATTGATTATGTTGGATATTCTAAGTGGTGGTATTTTGGGTTCTGTATTTGGTGGCCTGTTTCGTATGGCTCCCGAGGTGCTAAAGTTCTTTGACAAAAAGAATGAACGTGCCCATGAGCTATTGATGTTCTCCCGTCAGTGCGAACTAGAGCAACTGCGTGGTCAGCAAAAACTGGCTGAGATCGGTGCTCAACGTGAAGCGGCTATGGACGTTGGCGTAATGGATGCGTTTAACAACGCCATCACTCAGCAAGCCGAAATGGTCAAAGCCGCAGGCGGTTGGGTTGCTAGTCTGTCTGCATCAGTGCGTCCCGTAGTCACATACTGGGTATTGTTCGTTTGGTCTTTCATCCACGTATGGTTTGCATGGAACGCATGGCTTGGTGGCGCGCCTGCTGTAGAAGTGTTCAAGACCATGATGACACCTGACTTCTCAGCCCTGCTGTCTGGAACAATTAACTATTGGTTCCTTGACCGTACTTTGAAGCAACGCGGAATATGAACCTAGAACTAGCCGCTGAACTGTGCCGCCGGTATGAGGGGTATCGGGCCAAGCCCTACCTTTGTCCGGCTGGTGTAGCCACGATTGGCTATGGTTCTACCTACTACGCAGATAAACGCAAGGTGACTTTGGAAGACGCTCCGATGGATGAACCCACGGCACGGGCGCTTTTGATGATTGAGCTTGAGCATACGTACCTGCCCGGTGTTTTGCGTAACTGTCCGGGCCTAATTACTGACGTTCGCAAGTGCAATGCTATTGTGGATTTTTGTTATAACTTGGGCACAGGACGCTTGCAGACTTCCACGTTAAAGAGGAAAATCAACGCCAATGATTGGGAAGGGGCAAAAGAACAACTGATGCTCTGGACTAAAGGGGGCGGCAAGGTATTGCCGGGCTTGCTTAAACGGCGTACCGCTGAGTGCGCCCTACTGGATTGACCGATGCCATTACAAAAAGTTCTGTTTAAGCCGGGCGTCAACCGGGAAAATACTCGCTACACCAACGAGGGTGGTTGGTATGAGTGCGACAAAATTCGCTTTCGCCAAGGTAACCCAGAGATTATTGGTGGTTGGACACGACTTTCTACAAATACGTTCCTAGGCGTTTGCCGGTCGCTCTGGAATTGGATTACGCTTAACGGCCCAAACCTTCTTGGCGTTGGTACAAACCTTAAGTTCTACATTGAAAAGGGCGGTGTCTACAACGACATCACGCCAATCAGGGCAAGCAGCACAATCAACAACAACCCGTTTACGGGCAACGGCACAACTACTGTAACCGTGACAGACACTGCACACGGCGGTGTTACTGGGGATTTTGTTACGTTCAGTGGCGCAACAGGGGCGTATGCTGCTACCTACAACGCGGAGTTTCAGATCACTGTTATCGGTGCTAACTCGTACACCATATCTACTGCGCCGACAGTTATTCCTGCGGGTTCTACAGGCGGCGCTTCTGTTGTGGCGGCCTATCAGTTAAATGTGGGACCTGCAAATGCGGTCCCCTTGGTAGGATGGGGTGCCGGTGGTTGGGGTGCCGGTCCTTGGGGCACGGGCGATACTTCGTTGGTCCCGATGCGTCTTTGGAATCAGATGAATTATGGCCAGAATCTGGTATTTGGCCCACGCGGCGGTGGTATTTATTACTGGGACGCGGACCTCGGACTTACCACACGGGGAAAATTGTTGTCTAGTCTTGGCGGGACTGTAACTTTTACCAATGCCAGTCCTACTGTGGTGACGTTGACAGTGCCTTTGACAGAAGGTGCTGCGGTTCAATTTGCGGCGACCACGGCACTTCCAACAGGGATTACTGCGGCTACTACGTACTATGCGTATCAAGTAAGTGGTTTGACATGCAATTTGACAGATGCCAGTGGTACTTTGATTAACACTTCGTCCACTGGAACAGGCGTATACATCTCTAATTTGGTTGATGTGCCTTTATTCCAAGATGCGATGACAGTATCGGATACGTCTCGTTTCATTCTTGCATTTGGCACAAATGATTACGGCAGTGTTGTCATGGATCCAATGCTGGTGCGGTGGTCAGATCAAGATAATCCATTTAATTGGACACCTACTGCGACCAACCAAGCGGGTAGTATTCGCTTGTCGCATGGTTCTGAGATCATTACAACGGTTCAGACGCGTCAAGAGATTGTGGTGTTTACTGATTCTTCGCTGTATTCATTCCAATACCTTGGACCACCTTATGTGTGGGGCACACAGCTCTTGGGGGACAACATTTCAATTGCGGGCCCTAACGCAGCAGTGATTGCTTCGGGTGTTGTGTATTGGATGGGAATAGACAAGTTCTACTCGTATGACGGCCGCGTCCAAACATTGAATTGCGATCTTCGCCGTTTTATCTTTCAAAACTTTAATCAAAACCAGTCCCAGCAAGTATTTGCAGGAACCAATGAGGGTTTTAACGAAGTGTGGTGGTTCTATCCATCAAGTGAGTCTTCAACAATTGATCGTTATGTGATTTTCAATTATGTGGAAAACGCATGGTCTTATGGCACGATGGCCCGCACAGCATGGTTGGATTCTGGCTTGCGTGACTACCCAATGGCCGCAACTTATTTACCAGAGACCACGGGCAATATTGTGTATCACGAGAATGGCTTGAACGACAGAGTAACTGCTGTTTCTGCGCCGCTAAATGCTTACATTGCATCGTCTGAATTTGACATTGGCGATGGTCACAACTTTGGTTTTGTGTGGCGAATGCTCCCCGATCTGACGTTTGGAAACTCAGAAAATGCGCCCGGAAACGTAGCGCCCCAGTTGACGATGACTTTGTATGGTCTTGCTAACTCGGGATCAGGCGTGACAAGTTCTGCCGCTGCAAATGTGGCAAGTAGTTCTACGTATGTGATTACGGAAGAGTTTACGGGGGAGTTGTACACCCGCCTGCGAGGCCGTCAGATGATTTTTAGGATTGAATCCAATCAGCTAAACACTGCTTGGCAGATCGGCGCGCCTCGTATCGATATCCGTCAAGATGGTAGACGCTGATGGCGACAACTAATCGGATTATTAATCCTGCTGTTCCTAATTTGCCGTTGGGTACGCAAGAGTATGAGCGCCGTTATCAGGATCAATTTACTAACGTCTTGCGGCTGTATTTCAACCAGTTGCGTAATGCTTTGGGAGAATTGTTTGGGACTAACGGGGGCCGCTATATTGGCTTTCCCCACATTGCTGCATCTGATGGCGCACTTCAATATGCAACGGCGGCAGACACGCCGACCATAATTCAATGGAACTCGTTAGATGCGGGTAGTGGGTTTACATTAAACGCAAACAATACGGCTACAGCACAGGTTACGGGAATATACAAAATAACCTACAGCTTGCAGTTTGCTAACAACGACAATGCTATTCATGACGCTATTGTTTGGCTGCGTATAAACGGCTCAACTTCTGCCGCGGATGTAGCAAATTCAACTATTTTTACCCTTCAGGCTAGAAAAAGTGCATTACTTCCAAACTTTGTTTGCGGCTACTCTGAAGTTGTGTTCACCTTAAACGCAGGAGACTCTGTTGGTTTATGGTGGGGAACAAATCAAGCGGCTACATCTGGTGGAGCAAGGGGCATCTACATTGATTACCGAGCCGCCCAAACAACCCCCATGGCATACCCAGCCGTCCCGTCAGCAATCGGCTCTATAACATTTGTGTCTGCGCTATCGGCGTAATACAATCGAACAAACACCTTTCCCCAAGGAACTAACATGGCCACAGCACCCCAACAAGTCGCAAATCCGTATGACGACCCACAGACAGCAGCGGTCTATGACCAGATGCGTCAGACCGTGTCTCCAAAGGAGTTTGGTGACGAAGTTTTAGCGGGTGCCTCGCAGGTCGATCCGCAGGCCGTGGCCCAGTTTAGGGATGACTTAAGCCAGATTAATCTGCCCCCAGAAGCGCTTGATTTGCTCAACAATATGGTTGATGAGATTCTGGCTAACCCCCAGCAGTATGCTGAGATCCGTGCCAAGTACATGGAGATGGGCGCGCCAGAAGAGTTGTTGCCCGAGCAGTTTGACCCCGGTTTCTTTGCGGCCATGAACATGGCCGTGGACCAGATGGTGGGTGCGCCTGCCGGGGAGCAAGCGTTTGCCAAAGGCGGTATTGCAGAACTCAAACCTGTCTCCAAGGCTATTGCTGATTACGGTCGCAACGGCGATACCATGCTGGCTCATATCACGCCTGCCGAAGCGCGCATGCTGCGTCGCAAGGGCGGTAGCGGAACGATCAATCCACAGACAGGATTGCCTGAGTTCTTTAACTTGTTCAAATCAATTGGTAAAGCTTTTAAAGCTGTCGGTAACGCTGTCAAGAGCTTTGCAAGCAGCACCGTGGGCCGTATTGTTACAACCGTGGCCCTTGGCTTCTTCTTAGGCCCTGCTGCAGCAAGCTTCATGGGCGTAACCTCTGCTGCCGGCGTTGCCGCGGTAAGCGGTTTTGTTGGTAGCGCAGGCGCTACGTTGGCTGGTGGCGGAAACTTGAGCCAAGCTTTGAAAGCTGGTGCAATTGGTGGGTTGACCGCTGGTGCAACTGCAGGCGTTACGGGCACAGGTGCTTTTGACGCGGGCAGCTATTCTGGTGCAGGCTTGACTCCCGGACAAGCGTTTCAAGGGCAGGTAGATAAGTTCAGCAACTTTATGACTCCCGTTTCCGCTGCTCCAAGTGCTCCTGCAGCGCCTGCCATTACTCCAACAGGACAGACCACGGGCCTTGCGCCAGTAGCACCCCCTGTCAGTCCTGATTTTGGCAATCAATTAAATATGGCCAACCCTGACTTTGCCCCGATGTCAAATACCGGCATGGGCGGTCCCGGCACAGCCTCATTTGGCAGCAACCCTGCAGTGCAGTTTGACAGGAATATGTTGCCTAGCACACCCCCTCCCGCTGCAGTAACCGCAGGAAATGCACTTGCGCCCGCTGTTCAAGCAGGTCCTTATGCTACTCCCGGTGTAGGCGAGTCCTTGTCTACCGCAGGCAAAGGTATTATGCAAATGATGCCCGGCACTGAAGGTACTTTTTCTCAGGGGTTGCAAGACTTTACAAAAGGCGCAAGCGATCTATTTAGCCCCGGTCCATCATCTGGGGAAGTTACTGCACGCGCCAAAGACATCTTGGGTGCGGATACCACAGGGAAAATGACCTATGCAGATGCGTTAAAAGCAGCCAATGCAGAAGGTC